GCCATGATATAATAAAATTAAATAGTTAATAAAAGTAAGAATTACCCCTGAAGTTTCATCAGGGGTAAACCTTACATTGTTTTTATGCTTGAGTAGACTTAAGCAATACGAAGTTGTTAGCTCCTTGAACACACAATGCTCTTTCAGAAAGGAAGTGTACGTTCATTTCATCAACATCAGAAGTGTAGTTGCCACCAACAGAACCAGTCACCCAAGACTTCAAACGACGATCATCAGCTTCAGAAGCTCTGTATCGAATATGTAAGAAAGGTCTTGAGATGTTTTTACCTAGTTGCTGATCGTAAACTGTAGAGGTTCCAGCAGGAACTAAAACACCATCAACATCAGAAGTAAGCCCTCTAGTCGTTGCATCATTTAAGTATTTCCAGTCAGTTTTATAGAAATCGTAAGATCCTCTACGGAAACCGCTAAATCCAAGGTTTAAAGCCATATCCTCAGAGTTAGAGAATACACCGTAAGATGTACCGCCAACACCGTAAGAATTTTGAGCAGCTAACATATTATCGATAGCCAAAGAAGTACCTCTATTTAAGAAAAGCATGTTTTCCTCGATAGCACCTTGCTTATCAAGCTCAGTTAAGATAGCGTCAAAATCAGCTAAACCTCCTGGGTCAGATACAGAACCAGCGCCGTTAAAGTCAGAATCAGTATAAACTAATCCACGAGCTTCAATAGCAGCAAATAAACCTTCAGAACCAGCGTTAGCTCCTAATGGGCCAGCAGAACCAGTTGCAGCAGCAGAGTTAGCAGCAGCTTTTTCAGCTTCAATCATTGCCATTTCTAGTTGATCCTCAAAACGAATACGTGCTTCGTGCTCAGACTTTAAGTACCATAAATATCCAGATGTTCCAGCTTCAGTAGTTACTTCAACCCAACCGATTTGAGCTACATCAGATCCGTTAACACTGTACTTATCACGTAAAATGATAGGTTTGTTAGTGAAAGAATCAAAAGCAGCGTCAACAGAGTGTCCAGCTAAAGAAGATCCTTTTTCATACTCAGAACCGTAAACAAACACTTTAACATTGTCAATTTGAGTTCCAGCAGTTCCAAGATCTGTTAAGTCAGCAGCAGAGTAAGGAGCTACAGTTAAAATTCTGTTTCCACCAGATGCAGCAGCAATACTTACAACGTAAGCTTTAACTGTTACATACCCAGTAGAAATAGCAATAGTGTTACCACCATTATCTCTCAACAAATTAGCTTCAGCCGTAGGAAGAGTTACTTCGTTAACAGCAGGGTTTACGATAGTAGCATCATCAAAAGCGATATGCAAACGTCCTTGCTCAGACCAAGTTACTACGTCAGAAGTCATAGGCATTTCAGCACCTACCATACGTAAAAATCCAGATACAGTACGGTTTCCGTAACGCTCTACTTCTTTTTCGTATACTTCAGGTAAAAATTGTTGAGTAAAATCCATGTCATTAATTGACAGGTAGTTGTCTCCGAATAACCCTTTTACAGGGCGAGGAGTTAAGTGTGCGAGAGCATCAACGCTCCCGGTAAATGAACCAGCTTGTGTAGCCATAGTTTTTAAATTTTAAGTTTTTATTTTTTCAGTTTTACTTTAAACTGAGGAACACTTTGCCCATCTACCGCCTTAACAGTCCAGCCATTAGAAGTCGTTACTTTTTCGTGAACACCTCTCGCGTCCATGTTAACGTTCTTCGTTCTAGCCATACTTTCTTTCATAGCGTCGGCTTTACCTTGCTCATAAAAGTGTTTAGCGACAGTGTCAGGATTCATAGCTGTAAACAGAGACTTGTGATAACCCGCAGCATCAGACATTTCATTTTTATCGTTTAAGAACTTCTTAACAAAATTATTAATGTCACTTTGGGAGTTTTTAACCTCGTTAACATCTTTAACTTTAAACCTAAACTTTTTTTCTCCTACTTGATAATCAAAACCTTTGAAATCTTCAGAAAAAACGTTATTAGTTTTTTGTAAAAATGTTTGTTTGTGCTTTTCAGCTATTTTTGAGTTTTCCTCACTTTCTTTATTGTAGCGGTTGAAAAATTCAACTGCTTTTTGCTGTTCAGGGTTTAATTTTGATCCAGCTTTAATTTCTTCGTAATATTTAGACTTTAAACCATCTAAATGGGTTTTAGCCTTTTGTAGCTCTTCTTTATAAGCTATTTTCTTTTTACGTATATCTCTTTCTTCGTCTAACTCTTCGTCATAAGAGAAATTGTCCTCCATTAAGAAGTCGATCTCTTCCTTGTCAAGATGAGGTCTAGTTGTTTCGTAATACTCTCTTAGTAACTGAGTTTCGTTAAGCTTTGAGTAATCTTGATTAAGCTTAACATAATCATCCAAACTTCCACCTGTTTCATTCATAAAGTCTACAACTTTTTGAATATTCTCGGGTAATTCAATTCCTGAGTCTTGCTGTTCAGCAATAGCTTCTTGGATATCTTCTTGAAGATCTTCTACTTGTTCCGAAACTTCTTCTTCGGTTATTTCTTCAAGAGCAGGTTGCTCTTCACTTTGAGCAGGTTGCTCTTCGTTTTGCTCAGTGGGTGTTACTTCTTCAACCACCTCTTCGCTGTTTACCTCATTTTTAGGTTGCTCAGCAGTGTCATCGCTTGAGTCTGAGCTCTCTTCTGTAGCGATATCCTCTTGTGGTTTGTTTAATTGTGATAAATTTACTTTAATAGTTCCTTCATCGTCCTGCGTAACAGGGCCTGTGTTTTGCGGCTCTTGTTGAACTTCTTCAACTTGAGTCACCTCTTCTTTGTTTTCTTCCATGATAAAATATTATATAATTACTAATTTATAATTACCTAGGTTCAAAAGAACCTAAGTCAAATCCGCCTCCTAATGTGTCATTTCCAGCAGATTCAAAGTTTTTGGGTGGTGTTTGGTTTTGTCTTTGCTCTATTAATTCACTTTGTTGAGATGCTTCCATTTTGGATCTTTCATCTTTTCTGTCTTCTTTAAATCCTTCTTTTGCTTTATAGTTGTCAATTTCTAAACCTTTAAGCTGCATATTCATTTGGAACTCTAACTGCATAAGTTGCATTTTAGCTTGAATCTCCTTGTCCATTTTAGCTTGGTCAAGTTGAGACTGTATTTGCATAATTTGAACTTTCTGCCCACTTATAGCTTCATTTTTTTGAACTTCAGCTTGGGCTGCAATTTGCTGTGCTTGAGCATTGGCTTGAGCTTGCGCTTGAATGTTTTGCTGCTGTATTTGTTGATCTCGCTCTTGTTTCTTACGTCTTCTAAGCTTTAACAACTGATTAGCTAGCTTTATGTTTTTAATGTCCCTGATGTCAATAGCGTCATCGAGATCTATTAAACCTGCTGACAATGCTGTCTGTATATTGTTTTCTAGCATTTGTCTTTCCTCTTCGTCTGGAGCAAGTTCTAAAAATATCCCAAAGTCATATAGGTGTAGCTCAGACATTTCTTGCAGTGTAGCTACATTATGACCACCTATTTTCTGTATAAAAGCTTCTCTAGTTGGAGAGTACTCTAGTATATCAGAGACTCTCATAGATAGACTTTCACAGGTTTCAGCGGTTATGTATAATCCTCCTTGTAATATATGTCTAGTTGCTGTGTTTGAATTTGCAGCTGCTATTTTTTGTATACCAACTAAAGCGTTTTTAGAAGGCGTACTACCGTCTCTAGCTTCATTTAGACCCGTAGTATCACGTATCATTTGCAGATAGTAATTATACGTATTTATTAAAGCCGCTAGTTTATTACCGCCTGAGCCACTAGTTATTTCTTGAATAGGTACTTTACCTGGGTTCATATCCCCTTCTTGTGTAAATGACCTACCAATTACAGAACCTGTTTGAAAAAACATATTCAAAGCTTCCTGCGGGTTGTAATTAGTACCATTGCCTAAGTCAACTTCAGCCAAACCGTCAGCGTCTAAGTAAACACCGTCAGGCACCATACGTGATAAAACTTGTTGCAGCTTCAAGTGTGTCAATTGAATCATATCTGCAAAACCAGTTATTCTGCTGACTATTGATTCAATTTTACCTTTATACATTCTTGGTGCACAAATAGCATAATTCATTTTAACCTTAGTGTAATCACTTTTAGGTCGCATCATGTTTTTTGCCATTGCCCACTTCAGTAAGATATCAGTACCGAGTATAAGAACTCCTTCGTATAAAACCTCTAAAGATCTAGACATTTTACCAAACTGCTCTTCAAGCATTTCTACAGGTGGATCAAATTGATCGTCTCTAAGTAATATCTTAGTAGCACCAGTAGAAGTTTCTTTGACTTTATAAACCTCATTCATATAGGTTTTAAAGTTGTAATACAAAACCTGTACAGTGTTAGTGTCTGCTTCGTCGTAATTAGTTAGTGTTCTATCGTAAAACCCATTACTTTGGTAAGCTGTTTTAGATATTTTATCTAACTGATCGTTTGTTAAGTTTGGAAACTGCTTTTTTAATTCATTTATAGTAACCTCTTTAACCTCACCTACATAATATATATCATCAAAATATGGTGATTCAGTATAAGAGTAAACTAAGTTAGCAGGGTCAACATATTCAATAGTTACACCTTCAGACGTATTAAAGCTGTTTTTAACAGCTCCCATACCTATAGTAGTTAAATCGTAAAATAACCTTCTACTAGTTAAGTCGTACTTATTACCTTTGAGCAAAGTCTCTATAGCTTGCTCTTCAGCTATTTCTACAGCTTGCTTGTAGTTAAGCTGCATATGTAACTCTAATTCTTCTTTAGAGTCAGGTAGCATTTCTGGACTATTTTCAAATAGATTAACACCAAACGCTTGTTTAACTTGCTCGTTAAACTCTTTAGTTTGCATGTCTCTAATTATAGATTCCATATACTTAGTTCTTTTACTTACACCGTAAGGATCTTGAGTATATGCTTTTATATCATAAGCTCTTTCTGACATACCATTAACAACTATGTCTACAAACTTAGGTATAATTGGGACTGGTTTCCAGTCTAAATTTAAGTAAGATAAGTCTCCGTTTATTGATAGCTCATCTTTATATTTTTGAACACCTTGCTCACCTCTAGCGTATAATCTAAGTCTATGAAAAGAGTTTTGATTACTTTTATATCTAGTCGTGCCTGTGTCTGATTTAAACCACTCGTCTTGTATAGCCCTACCTACTTTAAGCCCATACTCTGCGGACATTTTTTCAGCGTCACTAGCTACTTGACTAGGAAAAAAACTTTTTACAACTGACTCAGCCATATTTATTTTATTATTTTAGAAAAAGATCCACTATTTGTGTATCTAGCAATTTTTAAATTCAATGATTGTCTTTGTTTCTCGCCAATAGGTCTATATAGGTTTTTGTTACAAGCCATTATAGCTAAACCAGAGCTTATGGCAGCGTCAAACTTAGTTCTTTTATTTATATCAAACTTAGCCCAGTCGTTTAAAGTTCTATCAAAATACATAGAACCATAATTACCTTCTGATGAAACTCCAACGTGTTTATCTATATATGACTCTATAGCCGCTGCGTGTGACTGTTTTATATCTTCACTTGAGTTTGGTATACCACCTATTTCTTTTTCAGTAACAGATAGTTTATTCCATAGCTTATCTGGTCTATTCATAGAAAATCCCCTGTAACCTCTTCTTTTTAAATAATACAAAAGTCTAGGCTTGTTGTTTTCAGCAAGTATAGGCATACCGTAAAAAACTAAAGACATTAGTACGTCTTCAAAAAACATTTCAGCGGTTTGCGGTCTAGCTACGTATTCAAGAAAAAATTGATTTGGAGGTACGTCCTCCATACTAAACTTTGTTAAGCCGTGTAAAGCTCCGTTAGATCCTCTACCGTCAACTGTTCCTGATATGTCATAACTATCACAACCAAAAGCACCAACGTGTTCGTTCCCTGGGTATTTAACTCCGTTTTTAACTATAACACTATTCTGCATACTAGCGTTTGGAACCCAACTTATTTTAAATCTTCCATTTGGATTTGGTGTAAACCTAACTTTAGTGTCTTTAACACCATTTTCCCAACTAAAACTACCAGTTGTTATAACTGATGAATTTCTAAGATCTTGATTGTAATCTATTTGCTCGTATATTTTAACTAAGTTAAATATACTATTTTTTGTTTCATCTCTAAAAGCGTGTTCCTCTGTTCTTGGAAACTGCCTGTAGTATTCATTTAAAGCATCTTGGTCATCTTTTAAACCGTCTGCTTCGTTTTGCCAATGCTCTATTACTCCTATATCTATAAAGTCACCTTGAGGTCCTTTAGCCGGCTCTTCTGGTGTGTCGAATACAGGTAACCCATAAGAATCAATGAATCCCTCGTAATTCCATTCCATAGGTATGAACAAACTATATAATCCCGAAGCAGTCTGTCCGTTGCGGTTTCGCTTGGTAACGTCTGAAGCATAATAAAGCTTTTTAAAGTTTTCACCTCCTTTGTCTAAAGCATTTGATGTTGATCCCATCATACACTTACCTATAACTCTAGAACCTAACCTAAGTGTGGTTTTAGTTACACGCCAGTTATTTAATATATTATCTGGTCTCTCCCACTTTCCGCTTTCATCGTGTACTAGTAGTTTTAATTTTTCACCATCATAAGAGTTATCACCTGTGTTTTTCCAGTCAATAGTTGTATCTAACCCTTCTAATATTTCGTTATTTTGTTTGTTCTGTATAGACTTTCTTGTAAGTCTTGAGGCTGGTATTCTATAAGCTAATTCTGTTTTTGGACGATCCATACCGTCTTGTATTGGCTTAAAGAAAAAAGGATAGTTTACTGATATAGGTACTACCTTGTCTGTGAACATTTTTTTAGCGTCAGAGCCAGACTTTGACAATATGCCAAACCGTGAATCCGAGGAAATTGTCGCGAGGTTAACAGTTTCAGCTGAGGACATGAACGAAAATCCACTCCTACGGTTTTTAAGGTAACACATTCCGTAACATCGTGTGTCCGCTTTGCAAGCTTCCCAGAATATAAAGAATAGTCTATTTGCTTCTCTAAAGTCTGGTTTCCCAACGTCAATCTTACTCCACTGCAGGTACATAAAGTGAGTGCCAGTAATGTAAGTAGCCAAACCTTTATTATTGAACCAATGCCCTTCTTCGCGTCTTTTAAATTGTTCATCTATATATGGCTCCCATTTAATTTTAAATTCTTCAGGATAGTCTCTCCAATCGAATACACTTTGTATTTGCTTTAATTCTTTTGGATAATCTTCAACTGTCCATTTATCATTTGTTTTGTCTATTTTAGAAGGTGCTTTTGGAAGAGCTATTCTAAAACCTTGTATTTCGTATATCTCACCTATTTGCCCAGTCTTGCTTATTACAACAATGTCATGTTCCTTGTTATATCCATACTTCCATTTCTTAGCTTTATTAAGTCTAGATATAGTCGTAAGTTTTATAGGTTCAATAATTTTATATAAAGTCTGCTCGTACATTACTTAGATCTTTTTTCAGCAAACCCACTAAAAGACTTTTTAGCAATCTCTTCTTTAGGCTTATTATCAAGCATGTCTTGCTCTTCATTTATCCTATTTAATATTTCAAAAGCATCAAATATTGCTAGCTTCTTTGTAGCTGCAGCGTTTTTTAATCTGTCAGCTGATATATCATCATCAGAATCAACAATAGCTTCTTTAGCTACTTTAATTAATTCCTCAACTGCTTTGTGTCCAGCTTGGATTATATTCTTCTTCGTCTCCTTGACATTCATATTTGATTAAAATTAAATTATTAGGAACTCTATATAATCTTTCTTCTTCTATAAAAAACTCATATTCAGTACCAGGTTTAAAGTAAACAAACTGACCTTTTTCTAAAAAGCCATCGCTGTACTTAACAACGCCCTTACCTTTTACTTCGACGTTTTCACTCCAATCGTCTTGATCTAATATTGGCTTTATGAAAGAGAAACCCTTTGTCGACCTCCAGGTGTTATTTCTTTTGTATGCGTAAACTTGATCTGTAGACGCTAAGAAAGTATTTTCATCTAAATAGCTTCTACTATTTTTTTCTACACCTTTAATGTCTCTAAATCGTCTAAAAACATTATGATGTACTATTACTTCGTCAAACTTTTCAACTTCAGTTTGTATTGCCACTGGTTTTTCCAAAACAATAGCATGCCTACTAGTGTAATTGTGGTTTTGAAGCTCTGTGTTTAGTATTAATTCAGAGTCACCTACTTTTGTTTTACCATTACTTCTTTCACTATAAGGCTTTATAATAAAGTCATAAATAGCTCTCATCAATACTCTAAGTTATATTCAACAGCTATAGCCATGTTTTTATTGAAGTCCTTCCAAGGTAAAACCTCATTGTTTTTTTTAATATATATAGAGTACTTATTATCTTCTTCTATTATATTATCTATAATATGACCACCATACACCTCCTGTCCAACAGAATAGTGCATGGCGTCATTTTTATAGTCTCTTCCTATACTAATCTTCCTTACTAGGCTCATTTTTGGAAATTTTGCCGTCATTAATGTCAACGGTGACATCGCCGTAAGATTCTCTTAGTTCGTTTTGAAATTCCTGAATAGACTTTTGAATTTCAACAGAACTGTGAAGTATTTGGTGTTTTTGAATTTCTAACTCACCTAACTTAGATTGGTGTTGATTAAAACTACCAACTAGTTCTTGAAGTTTAGTTAACTCTTCTTTTTTGATTTTTTCTGCCATTTTATTTAATTTAAGTGTTTAACATATAGTTAAGTATTACGTATTTACGTATTACTTTAATCTTCTATTACCATAGTTACAGACACTGGGTTTTTTTGATCTTCAATTTGACTAGCTATGCTAGCTTCTATTTGAT